GGATCATAGAAGGATATCTTCTCAAATCTCTGTCGTTTCTTTAACTCCTTGGCTAGTTCTACTGCTTTTTCTACATCCACTAATTTAATGGCCCTATAAGGGACTCCAGTTCCTTCTGTAACTCTTCTGTGGACTTACCCTCTACACTGGTGACGGTCTGCTCTACCTTGTCTGTAGGCTTAAGTCCCGCCCTGTCAAGGATATCTTTTACCGCCCCTAATTTTACAGACTCACTTTCTGCGTTTTGTGCTAAATTTTGTAGGACAAGCAGTGCGGCAGGGACAGCATCCTTAATTAATTTTCTGGTTCTGGCTTCAATCTCTGAGGTGAACTGGTTCTTTAATTCATAACCCCTTTGCTTGGGATGCGAATAACCTGCCATCTCAGCGGCTTTAGCCGCATTACCATGCATACAGTATTGGTCTATAAATATTTCTTGCTTTTCAGTACGCAAGTTCATCTTCCTCTTTTTGGGTTTTTTGCAACAAATTAATATCGGCTAACCTATCTTGTATTTGTGAGCCGTATTCTGAAATTGTTGGCCTGTAGTTTATAATATCCATTGCTTTGCTAGAAATATCTTCTACTCTTTGCGGGGATAGCATAGTTAATGAAGGGTCTGGAGTTTGTGATATTACTGAAGATACTCTGGGATTTTCAACTTTTTGACCGTAAAATAATTCACCCTCATAAATACCTTCTCTTTTTTTGCTTGGACTTTTCTTCGGCCCAATTTGGAAAGGGGCAGAATCTACAGCAATAAAATTATTTTTAGAACCCAAATCAAATACTTTTTCCGCTAAATTTGATCCGCTTCCTTGTTTCATCTGGTCATATAAAATAACGAATCCGTCTTGGTGCGGATCGCCAGTCCCTCTTTTTTGTTTCTTGCTTCCCTTCTTAACCAACATTATTTGATTAATATGGGCTAAAAGACGATCTTCCACCAACCTTGTTCCTTGTATTGATATATATCCATCAGAGTCGGTTAGTTTAGACATCATTTCATCTACCCTTTGCTTTTGCTTTGGTTTGCTTAATGATGTATTTTTAAATTTGTTTTCCGCCGCCTTTCTTATTGTTTCCAGATTAATTGGAGTTTTGCTACCAGAAAATTCTTTTAAAGTATCCAAGAAATCTTGGTATGACTGTGTTTTTACTTGACCAAATGCTGCGGATTTTGAGGCTGAATTTTGGTAAGGCTTAGAGTTTATGGTAATATTTCCAGATAATTCCTGACCAAAACCTTTAGGCACTCTGTTTGCAATGTGGTTTAATATAACATTATCAGAAATTGAATCTGGTAGTTCCAGTGTTTCCCTTATCATATTTGGGTTATTTTTAAACTCTGTAACTGTCCCCGCTCTTTGCTTCGGAAAAAGATATGGGCCAAGATCTTTTTCAAATGCCTCCCTTCTGGCATCGTTTGGAATATACTTTCTAAGTATTGAAGAAGTATAGGCAAGTTGAGAATGTAACTCATTCATCACTGCATTTTTATTTACAGGTTTATCAGTAGCAGTTCTTTTTAACCCTAAAAGATCATAATGAACTTTTGTTGCATCAGGGTTATTAAGGTTGGAAACAAGCCTTTCAATTTCTCTGGCGTTTGTTGGGGAAACACCATATTTTGAAAATATTGCCGCAGATTTTGGGTCTACCGCCATTTGCGCTACATCTCCCGCAAGTCTTCCTACACCATGCGCTAGGTGCATTGGTTTGGCGTGACTAGGCCCATACCAGTTTGGCATTGTGTGTTCTTTACCTGCTATAGTTACGCTTCTAGGGTGGTTCTGCTCGTAACCTTTTGTCATTCTTGTTATATCTTGTGTTAAGGCCGCATCAGCAAGGTTTGGAGATTTTGCTTGTTTAGCCAAATATGGTAATGACCCTGCCATTCCAAGCAATCCTTTTGCACCTTTAAATATTGGTAGATTTAATGGGTCGAAAAGAATATCACCAGCAGTAGACAAAGCGGCATAAGTTTTAGGGTTGTTAGCCATAAACTGATTGCCTAAAAGACCCTCAGTCACATCCCCAAAATTTAAATTACCCCTTTCAACATCTTCCCCAGAAATGCCTTCTATAGTTTTTTCTAAAAGGAATTGTCTAGGCGCATCAATAGTGGATACCGCTCTTGCAAGAAATCCTTTTTCCTCTTCTTCGGGAACTCCTAATTGCTCATTAATATATTGTAAGTTAGCCATATTAGTGTTTTCTTATAGAGGGTATTTTACCCCGATGGTGAGTGGAGAGGACATATATCGATACATCTAGAAAAAAAAGGGGTCGGGGGGCTCCAGTTTCGTCTGGCGTCGATTTTTTGTAGGTAGGAACCATAGCCGATTGATGCCGTTACCCTTCAATAGTCTGGGGTTTAATTGCGTCAATAAATAGCGGGAAAGTATTGCCACTATTAGTAGCCAATAAAAAGCCGATTGCTTTGGTCGGTGTGTGTGTGCGTGTAGGGAACATTCAAAACACCAGTACCCTAGTCATTAACTTAGTTTATGCCCCTATAAAATCTTTATGATTTACCGTATGCTATTTGTATGAAATAATCGATAACAATTAAACAAAAGGGAATAATAATGTTAATTATGATGCTAATTTTTGGTTTAATAATCGTTTCAGCGGGATTTATTGATTACGCTGTTGAAATGATAAACAAACAAAAAAGGAATAAATAAAATGAATAAATTCAAAACACTATATTTAAAAGCGCATAACGCACAAACGAAGTTATTAATTGATGCGGGAATCCAAGTAGATATTGACGGTTATCCGCTTTGCAGTGATTCGACATTAGAAAAGACATTAACCGAAAAACAGTTAAAACTTTATGACTATTATGAAAGTAAAAAGAATTTACTTAATCATAAATGGCGCATTTGTAATTATAATATTGATGCGCAATTATCTGATCCCATTAGAAAAACCATTAACGAGGAATAAATAAAATGCTAAAATTCAGCACATATAAAACAACGGGTGGTTTAAATCATTATGCAGAAAATAAGGATTTCGAATTGGAGTTTATTATTTTGTGTAATCCTACTGGGGATTGGGAATTGCGCGAATATCAATATGGCACGTTAGAAGACTACAAATATTTTGATAAACTATCTGAAGCGAAGGCATGGGCTAATCGTTCTAATAACTGGCTAGCAGTGGACAAAATCGAAACTGAAAAGGATGACTTGGAATTTTTAGATTCACTGTGCGAAGATGGTTTAATGCCTTAAACAAACCCTTCAATTAACCCTACAGACCCCGCTTTTGCGGGGTTTTTGGGTAACAACAACAATGGAATAAAAGACAATGATCCAACAAATCAAAATCAGCAAAATGAGCGGTAAACTTCAAGGCATTGGCGCAATCAATACCGATACTACAACGAATGAGTTTTGTATCCGTCAAAAGTCAACCGATACCATTTGTGGAAAATGTTATTCGCATAAGATGTTAACCACGTTTAGAAAATCCTGCGTTCCTGCCTTTCAGCATAACAGCGAATTGATGAAAGATTTAATCGACTGGGATTTGTTGCCGATAATTAATCAAGCATATTTTAGATTTAACGGCCATGGGGAATTGATAAACCTAAACCACTACAAAAACATCATTAACATTGCCAAAAAGAATCCGCACTGCACGTTTACACTTTGGACAAAACGAGCGTCAATTGTGCGACAAATTGCGGATGTTCCCAGCAATCTTATTTTGATATTCTCCAATCCTCGAATTGATAAGGTTATCGGCGTTCCTAGGGGCTTTGACAAGGTATTCAATAACGTGGATAAGGATTCAGGGATAAAGCAAAATTGCACTGGCAAAAAATGTATTGACTGCCTCATGTGCTACAAACACAATGGGACAAACGTCATAATTGAAGCGGTGAAATAGTAACGTAGAATAAAAACTTTAAAAGGTTTTTTTAGCGGGTTAATTCCCGCTTTTTTTATGCCTACTAATAACGCTATTAAAACGTGATACAAGGTCACCATTCGCACTGTATGGCGTGATAATCAATCTATAGGGTTATCCCCTAGGGTATCGTTTAGGTCGCGTTGTAGCGCCTTAGATTTGCGATTATAGGCAACCTTTGTTTTATGCGTATATCCCTTATTAAATTTGTGGGAATGTTTGGCTACTAGGTTGCGTCGTTTTAATTTTGTTTCTTTGTCGCTACTCATAACCTTAGCCTATTACTTTATAGGTCATCTAATTCAGTGATAGATATAAACTATCGTTTGATAGCCTTAAATACCAGTTTAGTAATTGATAGGTTCTGCCTATCGTTCAATTTATAATTGTCAATAAGACCGTACTGACCCCAGTCATAATTCGGTATGGGTTATTGTTAACCCCCGAAGGTTTAAAATATATGGTTTGTCAGGTACAGTTATTTTGATTGGCTGTGAAACCAAAGACCCATTCTTAGAATGTCAGTGTTTGCCTGTTTCCAACGCCGTCTTTAGCGCCCATATAAGTGATTACTTTTGGCAAGATGTAGGGATAATCAGCCCTATAATTTAATGAGTCTTGACCCGCTCAACTGAGATTGTACCACAGATAGAATAAAAAAAGAAAAAAACTTCCTGTTATTATTATCTTTTAAGGTAAGTAATTGATAATAAAGGGAAACCCAGGAAAAAGATAATTAATTGCTACGTTTTTTAAAATAATTCTTGACAATCAAATTTACCTGTTTTATAGTCGCCCTACTGAAACAAACCAAGAGCAAAAAAATGTACGCAGATAAAATCTTAAGAATCGAAAAATACAGAAAACTGGTAGCACGATTAAATAAAGAATATCAGACTCGCATGGGATTTACCCATCTTGATGACCAAACGATTGAGTTTAGCATCGGCAAACGGTTCGCCAGAATATATTTCGCATCTTTTGGGGAAGCAAGATCAGTTCACTCATTTGTTGACATTGAATCTGGCGATATTGTCAAGGGCAGTTGGAAGTCCCCAATTAGGGATAAATCTGGCAAACTGGCGATTCGTGGTAACATCAACGCTGATGATGTTGGCGAGTCATCAATTGACCATAACGGCACAAAATACTTAAGGTAATAAAAATGATTTACAAAGGATTGCACAGCGTTACACATGATAAAACATCCACTACGTTTAATTGCATAAATGTATTCGAGGGTGATGGGGAAAATATTGACGCTAGTTTTTCTATTACACACTCTGACCATTCAGTGTCGCCAGAGAGTATAATGAGAAATATTCGCGAATGGGTCGAGGGTAAACTGGTACAGGATGCTTTTCCTTACCTATACCCTAATGAAAGAGAATTGCTTATCACTGGTATGCTCCCAGAAGATTGGGAAAACATGGACTATTTAGGGGAATAAAATGAAACAGGCAGACGCAATCAGAATTCACAATGAAGCGGTAGCACTTGCACAAAAGGCTACTCAGGATCACCATAAAAAACAAGGGGAATGTGGCGCTTGCGGTTTTGCATGGGTCAAAATAAGACCCGCTACCCAGTCTTTTGCTAGACAATTAAAAAAAGCGGGGGTTGTTAATTTAGCGTCTTGGAATGGGGGCTACGATATTTGGAATCCATCAGGCCATTCGACTCAAAACATATCCTCAAAAGAAGCAGGTGCGGTTGCATACGCTAGACACTTAGAGTCTAATGGTGTAAAATGTTACGCACAGTCGAGATTAGATTAATAAAGGAAATAAAATGAGTTTATCAAGATACAATTTAAGTTTGAATAAAGACAATCACGATGATATCAAATGGGAAATGGTTAACGAGTTATCCAGTCCCATGTATAAGTATCTGGATCAGGCAAAGATTGACTTGATCGAGGAAATGATATCTAATAGCATTAGTCAGGATGAATTGGAAGATTACTACTACACAAACTATGGTGAATAAAATGACTGAGTTAAAACGATACCCGATTAATGAATCAGAACTGGAAGTGATATTAGAACTTAAAAAATTTGTTGAGACAAATTTAGATAGGCTTGCAGAAGAGGTAATCTTCTGGGATGAAGAGCGTATTAAATTATGTCAAAGAGAAGAAGGGTGTAAATAATGACTTACAAAATTGAAGACGGAAAATATTTTATTTTTAATTTCAAAGGGGAAAAGGTGGTGTATACTTCAGACTTCGCATTCGCAAGTATGCTAATCAAAAGATTTAAACTGGAGAAAAAAGATGATTAATTTATGCGATGACCAAGTTGACCATAATGAATACCTGCGGGATATCAGGGTCGAGGCTAACAAACTCTTGGATGAATACTTGTCTGTTGGTACGGTCAATCGAATTGATCTTTATGAGGGTGGTGATGACTCTATCTGCCTTGAGATAAACGGCAATGGCATACCCATCAATGAGGCTCAGTTGGATGCTATCGTGACGCAAGGGGTATTCATACTTCAGGATAGGGACATGGCTAAAGCGGAAGATCAGGACACTAGACGGCAATGGGAAGAGTAGAAGAAAGAGCGATAAAGATTCTGAGAAATGTACCTAAAAGATTGGTGGCGAATCTTCGCCATCAGTCTGAGGTCAACTCAGATACCCTGCTAAACAGTGCTGTTAAATGTCTTAACATTTTATCAAGGTCAAGCAATGTTTCTAACAAAATACTCTTGGAAGCATGGGCAATTTATGGTAGACTACAGCGGTTGTCAGGGAAAGTTGCTACAAAATTTATGGATAATGACCATAACAAACCATTAAGGGTAGAGTCCGCATCCATTAGACCTCATGTACAGGGGCAGAACTGGGATCAGTTCTATAATGCGGGCGGTAAACCTTTCGATCAATACTACCGTCATGGTGGGAACTGGAGATACGGAACTAGAATATGGAAATCACGAACGATGACCTCAAAAAATACGAAAGTCTAACTGCTGTCGAGCGCAAGATAAGACCATCAAATGATTTTACTCAGGAAACTCTTGACTTTTTTAATCTCGATGAAGCAATGTCGGGAACCAAACTACCGCTGTCCCAGTTTGATGACAAGTTTAGACTGCGCGATGAGGAGGTTACAGTATTAGCAGGGATTAATGGGGCGGGTAAATCTTTATTCGCCAGTCAGATACTCTTGTCTGCTATGGATCAGGGAAAGAAATGTCTGTCAATCTCACTGGAGATGTCACCCAAGTCCCAACTGGCTAGAATGTGGCGACAGGCATCACTCCAGAACAAACCCGATATAGATGCGGGTCTTGAGTTTACCAAATGGGCAAAGGATAAGTTATGGTTCTATGACCAACATGGAACTATCACGCCCAAAGCATTGCTGTCAGTTATGCGGTATGCAAAAGACAATCTTGATATTGATATAGTCTTGATTGATTCGCTGATGACAATGAGTTTGAACAGTGATGACTGGAATGGTCAGAAGCAAGTCGTTCAGTCTATCGCCAATACAGCAAGACACTTGGGGATCCATATCATCTTGGTTGCCCACGCTCGCAAGGGCGGTAGCGTCAAGGATAAGTTAGACAAGTGGAGTGTAGCAGGTAGCGCCGACATTACTAACAGGGCGGATAACGTAATCATCTTGGGTAGACTGTATGAGGACCCTCATGCGGATGCTTACATGAGCCTATGTAAAGCGAGACACTTTGATGGTGCGGAACTGGACTTGGATTTAAAACTTGACATGGCCTCACTGAATTATTACAATCAGGGCTTACATCCCAAAGGTATACTACCAACGCCTGCAAAGGGTGGCCCTGCGGGTAAACTAGAAACAGGTGGATTAAAAGAATTTGCAAATGAAAACATCATCAGGAAAAGCAAAAGGGAGAAGGTTACAGCAGTGGGTAAGGGACTCGCTAATTGAAGTATTCAAACTGGATGATGACGATGTTCATTCGAGGAGCATGGGCGCACAAGGCGAGGATGTTATGCTGTCGCCTAAAGCAAGAGAGTTATTCCCATACTCTATCGAATGTAAGAACGTCGAGCGACTTAATTTGTGGGATGCATGGAAGCAGGCGCAATCAAATGCAGGGGGCTACGAACCTTTGCTTATCATTAAACGTAACAGACAGGAACCTTTAGCAATCGTAGATGCTAAACACTTTATAAGGAAACAAAATGAAAACAAGTTATAGTGATTGGACTCCCAGAAGTTTTATGGATGAACTTTTTTCTCCAGTAAAATATTCTTACGGAAATGTTGAGGGTCAAGGAACAAAAGATAGTCCTTTTGTAATTACAAGAAGAAAGGTAGTTGACACAACATATCATGGGTGGTATGATGACGATGGTTCATATCACGAAACACCAGTAAAGGAAAAAGAATGAAACATATACAGATAGAGTTAAAGAAACCTTTTGCAAGTCATCACTGGCGCAAGGGTGCAGGCGGTAAAGAGTTAGTCTACATTGATGCTCGTCAGGTAATGAACAGACTTGATGAAGTCTTTGATGTTGGCGGGTGGCAGGCGCACTACGAGCATATCGGAGGCAGGATGATCTGTAAACTGTCGTGTCTTATAGGTGGCAAGTGGGTTACTAAATCTGATGGTGCGGGTGACACTAATATTGAAGGTGACAAGGGCGGTATCAGTGATGCGCTCAAACGAGCGGCTGTATTGTGGGGTATTGGTCGGTACTTGTATTACCCTTCAGCGTTTGATTCAAACAGAAACCCTGCATCATGGGCTACGCCAGAAGGTTATGATAAACTTATGGAAGAAAGGCATGGTAAAGAAATTGAGAAATGGCGTAAAGAATATGAGGCATCACTATGAAATTTAGAACCGAACTAGGCGAGACAATTTTTAAACAGAAGTATGCAAGCAATGCGTATGAAACATGGAGTGACAAGGCGCACAACGTAGTCAACAGTGTATGCGGCACTATGGATGGTAAGAAAAATAATCTGATGGATAAATCAGATCAGGATAAACTTTCACAAGACATTGCTAATTTTAAGTTCTTGCCCGGAGGTCGATACCTGTGGTATGCAGGTAGAGAAGCAAGGTTCTATAATAATTGTTACCTTTTAAAAGCAGAAGAAGATACCAGAGAAGAATGGGCAGACCTTTGGAAACGAGCAGGCTCATGCTTGATGACTGGCGGTGGCATCGGCATTGATGTTACAAACTTTAGACCTAAAGGTAGGACGCTATCCAAGACTGGCGGTGTATCTAGTGGGCCAATTCCTTGGCTGTTAGCAACCAATGAGATTGGACGCAACGTAATGCAGGGTGGTAGCAGGCGCAGTGCTATGTATGGTTGCATGAACTGGAAGCATGAGGATTCTCACGACTTATTAACTATCAAGAACTGGAGTGATGAAGTAAAGGCGGCAAAAGAAAAAGACTTTAATGCTCATGCACCTTTGGATATGATGAACATCAGTTTGAATTACGATGACGCATGGCTAAACACTGACAAACGACATCTTGATCCTACGTTTTTAAAGAATGTAACTCAGGCATTGATGACAGGGGAGCCCGGATTCTCATTTAACTTTGGAGACAAGCAAAATGAAACGCTTCGTAACGCTTGCACAGAAATTACTAGCGAAGATGATAGCGACGTTTGTAATCTTGGGTCTATTAATATGGCTAACATTGACAGCATTGATGAGTTTCGGGATGTTGTTACTGTTGCTAGTAAGTTCCTTGTTTGTGGGCTTATCAGGGCGCAAGTACCCTACGAAAAAGTAAGCGAGACAAGGCAGAAGAATAGTCGTATTGGTTTAGGGTTGATGGGTATGCACGAATGGTTGCTGAAGCGTGGATACAAATATGAGATGGTGGATGAACTGAAACAATGGATGAAAGTTTATGAAACAGAAAGTAAAAAAGCGGCAGACGAACACTGCGACAGACTTTTTCTCAACCGTCCTAAAGGCTACAGAGCAATTGCTCCAACAGGAACAATCTCTATCCTCGCAGGGACTACTTCTGGGGTGGAGCCAATATACGCAGTCGCATACCGCAGACGTTACCTTTCGGATGGAACAAAATGGAAACATCAGTTTGTCGTTGACGGTACAGCGCAAGGATTAATTGATTCTGGTATTGACCCAGATAAGATTGAATCTGCTGTTGATCTTGCCGCTGATCCAGAACGTAGAATTAAGTTTCAACATGGGTTGCAAAAGTATGTAGACCACGCTATTAGTTCCACTCTAAACCTGCCTGCATGGGGTAGTGATCTTAACAATGAGGATAAGATAAAGTCGTTTGCTAAAATCATTAGTGATTACGCTAGTGGATTAAGGGGTCTAACAGTGTATCCAGATAGCGCTAGGGGTGGTCAACCTATCACATCTGTACCTTATGAAGAGGCTAACGCTAAACGTGGCGTGATCTACGAGGATAACTCAGAAGAGCAATGCTTAAGCGGGGTATGCGGTATATGAGCGGAGCAAACTTAGATGGGTACAGTTCCCCAAGGGAGGGTATACATAAGTTAGAGATGCAGAAACGTGTTGACACTCTTGAAAAAAAAGTACAAGACCTTCAAGAAATAGTGTATCAATTAATTGAGCAAGTAGTATCTGACGGAAAATAAAAATGAAACCTTCGCATTACATAATGAAGATTCAACCTATTGAATATATTATTGCAAATAGGCTTGACTTTTGTTCTGCTAACATAGTAAAATACGCTAGTAGATGGAATAAGAAAGGTGAACCTTTGTCAGACTTGGCAAAGATCATTGAGTATGCTAACATATTAATTGACGAACAAAAGAAAATCAATGGCAAAAAGAATCAAGAGTAAGGCTTATACAGAATGGGTGGCTACCCTACCTTGTAGTGGTTGTGAAGCAAGAGATGGTACGGTAGTCGCTCATCATTTAAAAGGTAGAATGTCCCCGCTGTCTGGGGGCATGGGATACAAGGCTAGTGATTGGTTGACAATGCCAATGTGTTTTACTTGTCACAATAAGATGCACTCAGGTGACGCAGAGTTTATGGATTGGCAGGGATATTTTATTCTCAGAACACTTGACACAGCATTTAATCAGGGTATAATAGAACTATGAAAACAATTGAGCAGGTAGTAGAGGGATACCTAGAAAAAATAGAAGAAACTTCTCCTAAATATGCAAAGGCTAAAGCCGAAACATATCAGTTAACGGAGTTTAAAAAGACTCAAAGGTCTTTGTTGTATGCTACAGCGGTAGGTAAGACGGTAGCCGACAAAGAGAATTGGGTTTCAACACAGCCGCAGGTTGCAAAAACAATTGAAGGTGTAGCGGTTGCGATTGAAAACGAAGAGCGTCTAAGATGGGAACTCAAGTCACTGGAACTTCGTATTGAAGTCTGGAGAACTGAGCAAGCCAATCGAAGATTTAACAATAACTTAATATAGGAAACTTTTATGAGTGATTATCAAGAAAAAGATGGAGATGTATCGCTGTTTGTAAACGATAAAGAAGGCAATGAAAACCGCCCAGATATTACAGGGTATGCTCTTATTAACGGAACCAAGATGCGTGTATCCTTGTGGGCTAAAGAGTCTGGTAAACTTCGTTTCTCTGGTAGGATGGAACCACCCATGAATGGGTCTGGTAAATCTAACGCCAGTAAATCTTCTTCAACAGAAGTCCCTTTCTAATGAAGATAGAGTACCATGATGGAGAAGTTGTTGAGATGTTATTCGATAGCAAACTTCATTCATACAAGGTGGGTAAAGAGGTGGTGCCTAATGCTACTAAAATATTAGACATTATCTCTAAGCCTGCTCTTGTGCCTTGGGCTTTAAAGGTGGGTGGTGATTGGTTGGAGAAGAACTTTTTCTTCGACCAAGAAGCATCATCTAAAAAGACTAGCGTGTACAAATCTAGAATGGCTTTAGAGCCATTGTTAAAAGGAATGAAGGGCGCTTACAGGGGGGTATCAAAAGATGCCTTAAACATAGGTAGCCTTACGCATGAGTGGGTAGAAGCCGCAATTAATTGGAAGATAGCAGAAGGTGAAATACCCAAGATGCCAAAGCAAGAAGAGGCTGTCAATGCTATTCATGCTTTTCAAGATTGGGTTGGTGAAAATGTAGTTGAATGGAAATCAGCCGAAGAAAAAATCTATCATAGAAAATATAAGTATGCGGGAACTGTTGATGCAAGGGCTATTATTAATGGAGAATATTGTGTTATTGATTGGAAAACGAGCAAAAGGGTTTATCCAGAATATTATCTACAAGTTGCGGCGTATGCCAAAGCAGTCGAAGATATGCATGGTATACCAGTGGATGCTACCTATATACTTAGGTGTGACAAAGCGTCTGGTAAATTTGAGGCGGTTCGATCAACCGAAATCGAAGAAAACTTTCAAGCCTTTTTAGCCGCTAAAACTTTAAAGCAGAGGTTAAAGAATATAAAATGAGCATACCTGCAATGATTGTGTTTCATTTTGATTCTGCACTAGAATTAACTATGGACGGTATTGAGCATGAACTGTTTGACGTTGAAGAGATGGAATCTTTACTTGAAGGTTGCGCTCAACAGTCAGAGTATGCAGGGCATGAGTATATGTGGAGGGCTTTAAAGCGTATGCTAAGACAGCATGATGGTGAAAATGTTGTAGGGTTTACACCAGAATTAAGAGGGCCAGATGTCAAGCATTGAATGGGGTAGGGGTAGTGCATTTAACTTGGGTAGGGTAGGAAAGTACAGGGTAGAAAGATCAAACACTGCACAAGGTTGGCACTTTCTAGCAAGCACTGATGCACAAACTTATATACACGTTGATAATGTGTTCGTTAAAACTAAAGAGGAGTTAAATGATAGGATACAGGATTGGATAAATGAAAAATAAATGGCAAAGTTTTTATGAGAAAGGTCTTATTACTGAAGACAGATTCATAGAAATGATTGGAGATTCTTTTATCAGACGAGCAACAAGATCAGAAGATAGAAACGAACATTGGGATATACTTTGCAAGGAAGGAAAGATTGACGTAAAAGGTAAAAAGAAAAATAACAGAAGGGATGCAAATGTTGATTCTACAATACACTATTACGAGTTTAAAAATGTAGCGGGTAATATTGGTTGGGGTGTGCCAACAAAGGTTGACAGGATGATTGCATTTGAAACTGAAGATGATTTTATTTTGGTAAATCCAGTTGACATTTACGATGATCTAAAGTTAAAATGCAGTGTAGATGAGGATGACTTCTTTAAACTTAAAACAAGGAATGGAAGAGATGATTTGTTTGCAAAAATACCAACACAATATCTTCGAGATTATTCCTGCGGAACAGTCAACACTGATGGAATCAGGCTACACAATTGAAGAGATTAACTATCAAGATACTAAACCTTTAATACTTGATGTTCACTATGCACACAGGATGCCGTCAATACAAAAGTCTTTTGGTATGTTTAAGGATGGAGAGTTAGTTGGAGTATGTACTTACGGTATACCGCCATCACATACATTGCTCAAGGGTGTATGCGGCGAAGAGTTTAAGAAAGATGTTATAGAATTAAATAGATTAGTTCTAAAGTACAATAGAAAAAACGAGGCATCCCAGTTAGTAGGACAAACCCTTAAAAAGTTAGGCAATAAGATTGTAGTAAGTTATGCAGACGGAGCGCAGGATCACTTAGGCATAGTCTATCAAGCAACTAACTTTACCTATACTGGTCAAACAAAACCTATAAAAGAAATATATTTAAAATCAAGACCGCACCTACACCACACTACATTCAGGGGTAAGACCTACAAGCAAATGGAAGAAGAGCATGGTGATGATGTTGGGTATAGACTTAGATCAATCAAGCATCGCTATGTACATTTTGTTGGCGACAAAAGATTTAAGAAGTTAGCAAGGCAAGCATTAAGATATAAAGTTTCACCGTACCCTAAAAATGTTAAACCCATCTAAAGAGCAAGAAGAAAAATGGGCAGAGGATAAAAGGTATTACTTTGCCAGATGGTGTTGGGTTCACCAACACGAAACAGTGCAGTGCAGTGATAACATATGGAGAACTTGGGAGCAGGTGTTTCTGCGTAAAGAAGGTATGAACCTAGACACTTACGCTAAGATGAAACAGGCCGAACAGAAACAACGGCTCCACGAGGAAAAGAATGAAACCCATAGTAAACAGGAGGAGGATCAGATGACTCTCCTGTAAAGTCATCGAGGTCTTTGGTGGTTGCTATAACAATAACATCCTTATCCTCCCTGACTAACCAACCAACATTAAAAAAGGTGGGGCAAGTTGGTTCTTGCTCCCACCCTGATGTTGCTATAATGTCACGCCACTCTACTATTACTAACTCTTTCTGTTTAGTTTCGTTGGGCTTGGTATTATCCACCCCAGAATCATTGGTGCTACGAAGATTAACATTAAAGTCCATCCACCTATCTCCACTATTTTATGTAGTAATGTAAAGAAATTATCAGGCGCCTTGATAATAGTCTGAGTCTCTTGGTTTGTTGTCAAAACCTCCGTCATTACATCTGTCGCAAAGGCACCCGTCATGGCTCCCAGTATCGGTGCACCGACACCCCCAGACATCACAGTCCCAACAACCGCACCTGTTCCCGCTCCTGTTGCTACTATCGTTGACTCCTTTAGTGCTTGACAACCTACTGTACTGGCACTGATGGCGCAGGCGATCCCCAGATTGCGGACATAATAGCCAATGCCCCTACGATTACGATTACTATTTTGATCCGACTGTCTAATGCGTTCCAAGTTTTTATTACGTTTTTCCACATACACATCTCCTATGTTCTAGTTTATCTCTAACTTTACTGCATATCTTACTGGTTGTATTCACTGCCACAAATGGTACAATGCTGTGAACGAAAGCAGTAGCACTCCCAACCAACATAAGGCCAGATATAGACATTGCTTTTCGTAAGTGTTGCAGATACGATTCATTGTTTTCCTTTAAATGTTTCATTTACGTTTTTTCCTTTTTATAGTTGGGCTAAAGTTTTTAGCAAAATTACTTGCATCCCACAATGTAGGAAATTTTATATAGTCTTGTTTTTGCATAGTTTCTCGATATGCTTGCGGAGGAAGCAACCTTTCTAAATATGGGATTGTTTCTTTGTATTCATTTTTTTGAGGCTCCCTGTATCTAATGGTTGGATACATAACCCCTATCCTTGGCTCTCTTGTACGACTTGCATCTCCAAGGGGTGCAGTTGCACTGTAGATTGTTTGAGGGTTTCCCCTTTTATCCTCTAAGTACATCTCGTTTATTAAAGGAGAATTAGTTTCACCTTTAGCCCTTTGCATCCAAAAAGGTTCTTCTTCGCCTATTAAATATTCAATTAAACCCATGCCATTAGTATGGACGTTGTTTAGTATTTTTCTTGATAGGTTTTTTCTTATGCTTTTTAGATTTAGATGGTGCTATTCTTTTATTGTACATTATTTACTCCTTGCTTTTTTCTGTGCAGTTTTTGACAAGTCTTTAAAATGAACTAAAGGCTTTGAGGTCTTGCCATGAGTTTTACCTGAATGAAGTTTTCCATTAGGCATTTTATGATAAGCACCTTTATGTTCAGTGCCGTCCCTAAAATAATGTGATGTTCCTTTTGCCATTACCATTTCACCTTTTTAGCCCAGTATGCCGCAGACATCTTGCCTTTGGCAATGTTCTTAGCGTGTCTAGCCTTGAACGATCTTTGTCTAGCAGATGGTTGCCTGTCTCCAGTAACACCCTGCTGTCCAAATCTTATTGTCTTTACCTTGTCTCCCTCTTTAGCCACTACAACGTGTGACTTAGTAGCGTGGCTAGGTGTACGTTTAGGTTTATTAAATCCAGATACTCCTACTCTTGCAAGCCTTGGGTCTTTCTTTGTTGCCATTATTTATCCTCAATAATCCTTGCAATAACTTTTTTACCTTCCCAATCTATTCTAGTTTCTACTACACGTTTTTCACAGGCATATCTACCTCCTTCAGAGTCATGCCATCCTTGTCTTTTTAGTGTACGCTTCATAGTAAGGCACCCAGATAATCCCATTTCTACCCATTCTTTTGTTACTGGTTCTTCCCAATAAGCCATATGTTCTTTTATAATTCCGTTCATATAAAAAACTAATACAAATAATGTTTCCATTTAATGCGCTCCATTACCGTTTGCTTTCATTTCAGCATATTTATCTCTTAAGTTTTCTATTTTATTTTCTAAAGTTATTACCCTATCACTAATAAATTTTAAAGTTAATTCTTGTTGCTTGTTAATTGACGCCGCTTTATCTTCAGAAATTTCTTTCTCTAAAGCGTTAAGTTGTCCTGCTGTATGCTCTAATAATAAAAACATTTCTTGACTTGAGGCAGTGCTAATCTCTCCACGTTGTAACTGTTCAGAAAATTGACTGTTAGAATCAACCTCTGCCCTCATTAAAGTAAGACGCATATCATGTTGATTAAGTCTTTCTTGTAATCCAAACCAAGCCCACGTTCCAATGGCTACGGCTGACGCTAATCCAATTAAGTTTCTTAATGGTAACCCAACATTAGTTTTATCGGATAGTTTTACAAGGCCATCTTCACTCATGTTTCTATTGGAAATATAGGATTAGGATTAATACTTAAAGATGTACCATTAGATTGTCCTGCCCACACAATGCAAGCCTCTTCTTTAGTCTTTAAGTTTTTAGTTATAACTAATGTAGATGTGGTTTTCTTTTCGTTAACAAACAAAACAAAAGTTGTAGTCATGTCTAGATGGCTCATAACTACAGGCACTTCTTGATAGTTATCGTGAAGTATATCTATCATAGCCATGAATCCTTCAGTACAGCCAAGGCTCATCTTGATTTGTTTCTCGTACATACCTTCAGGCATTTGATCTTGTGCTTTAACTAGCACAGGTGTCATAAGAATAGCAACCAGTACACAGTATGCAATAACGGAAATAATAAAAGCATTTAATATTTTCATTAGTAACCCTCAAGGGTATTTTCTAATACCAAACGAAGATGCTCCATTAGTTCTGGATTTCTTGCGGCTTTAGAACTGGTAATTTTTCTTTCAAGGTCTTTCATTGTGCTTATCATATCAAATACTTCACTTCTTTCTGCTGAACCTTTTTCTCTTTTGTAGACACGAGCGCCAATCATAGCCCTAATCCATCTTGCGCTTTCTGGCATATCTTGACCATCTCTGGGAACACCTGCCCAAGATTTTCTATCATCTTCTTCACGACTTGAAGTGTCTCCAAATACATTAAAAGGATTTAATCTATCAACCTCACTAAGCAAAACAATAGATGAAAGAATATGCTTTTCCTTTGGTGTAACTCTAACACCTAAAAACTCTTCAGAACCTTTTGTTGTGTCTGCTCTAAACGGAAACGCACCTTCCCCGCTTTCTCCCTTACTTAGTGGTAGCGCGACACCTCTTTGAGAGTAATCAATAACATCATCTCTAAAATAGTTTTGATTCATAAAGAGTTCAAAAGGAACTTTTAAAACTGGGGATAACATATCGCTAATCATCCCTTTGTACTCTCCTGTTTGAAATACTCTTTCAAGTTCAGCGGTCGGAAGGTAAGACATAGCGGTAACAAAAGTATAATAGTTTTCACTATCCTTATTGTTTAAGAATATAGGGAACTGATTTTTAGCCCAACTCTCTACATCATTCTCATCAATTTTTTGAACACCGCTTTGCATATTTCCAATTAAAAGATTTAATTTTTGAGCGCGATCTGGATGTTTTAGCACAGCCTCAAACTGAGCAGGAATATTTTTACGCGACCAAGTATAAAATGGCATAAGTCTTTTAGCATACGATTTTTCAAATTCAGAAAGATCACTGTAATCAAATAATGTTTTGCGTACCATTTTTCCTGCTTCATCTAATGAATTCCCCTTTTTTATTTGATCTATAAACAGGGCTAATCTAGCATTATTCTCTACCGTTTTACCTGCGGCAAATGCTTTGTTAATACCTTTCCATTCTGTAGTAAAAGGAATGTTAGATGATGTAACAGCGGCTTGCCCCAAATCTTGACCATACAAACCAGACTCGTAAACGCCACGCTTAATTGCTTCATTAAATATTTCTTCTCTAGTCATGTTGGTTCCGCTGACTTTAAAGTTTTTATCTGGGTTAGTTCCAGTAAGCCTATCAAGTCTTTCAACAACAGAACCTTTTTCGGTTTGCATTGCTTTTTGAACAGCCGCCGCTTCACCATATACAATTGGATTTTTAACACCACCAATAAAATAATTATTCCAAAAGTTTCCTATAGCATTTCTTGAGTGCCACGCAGGTCTTGATGCTAGTGAATATTTTTTCCACCAGTTCTGAACTTCATCATACATTTTAATTACTTCGTTTGCTTTTGCGGGAGATTTTAAAAGTTGGTATTGTTGATTTAAAACTCTACCTATTTGCGGTGGGTAAGCGTATTTCTTTAGGGTAACCCAATCGTCTGGTATTGGATCGCCATTTGTATCTAACCTTTTACCGCCTTTGTTACTTCCTATAGCAGTACCAAATTCTGATGACGCTCTAGTCATTGCTCTATCAGCCGCCATCATTTGATTGTGCCATCTTAATCTCATGGTTCTAAGTATGGCGGGGTCATCCATAAAAAATGTAGTACCCTTTTGAGCGTTAATTTCTTCTATAGTTCCTGCAATACCTCTTTGCTTTTGAGCGCCCATTGAGCCAGACAATAATCGTTTTACTTTAGCGGTAAAAGTATCATTGCGAACATGGGGAACGTAACCCTCAATACCAAGTTCTTCCGACCTTCGCATAATGTCTTTTGTTGGGGTGTCTGCTAATGTTTCTGCGTCAAGAATTTGTTCGTAAAATTTTCTTTCATCACCCGCAAACTTAACAGCCTCTTGGCTAATCTCTTTTACTTTTGTAAAGTCATTTGCTTCTGCCGCCTGAAGTATTCCTGCTTTTAATTCTGAAACTGCAATCCCCGCATTGTCTGCTATTTGTTGCATCTCTTCATTGTATCCAATCATATCTCTTTGAGATAAAATTTCTTGACCCCTGCTTTCAAGACGCACACTGTCAATAATTTCTTTTGCTTTTGCGGCATCGCCAGTATATATATTTAACGACTCAAGAACATTTCTAACAGGGGCAGATTCTAATGCGGCCTGTACTGGTTTAGTTTTACTTATGGCTTTTAAAAGAGCCGCACCTACTCTAAATGGAATAGATACTACAGCGCCCGGAGTGTAAGTCCAAGGGTCTTCCAAAACGCTTGCCGCAAAACCGCCACCGACTTCACCCACTTTACCAATAGCAGTACCTTCAAACCTTTCTGGGATGGGAACTTTAGGAAACTGTGGATTATCAAAACCTTCTCTAGCGGCATCAACAATTCTTTCGTTAAAAGACCTTTCATCAGTTACAGAGGGGGTGCTAAAAGCCTCTACCCTAGCACCAGAAACAGCACCCCTACCTTTATCAAGAGGAGCAATAAGACTGCTTAATTCTGAACCAACAACTTTTCCTCCTTGCATAGCCATACCCGCACCTTTTTTAAAGATGTCGCTATACATTCCTCCAGATTCTTTATCTGCAAGTTCTACAACTTTTTTTATAGTGCCTACTTGATTAAAAATACCACTGTAATCAGCCATTAATATTTTCCATCTCTAACTAATTCTGTATATCCTTTTCTGCCATATACAATGTAATACAAGAGCCTTTCTGGAAGTTGTAATTCTTTAGATTGCATAGACATTGCTTCTTGAATTTTTATTTCTTGTTCTTCTTGAGTAAGGTTTTTAATCCCCAATTTAAAATCATTAAAATCTAACCTAAACTGATCCTCATCTATTGCGTCTGGGTCTGAAAGTTTAAGATTATAAAATGTTTTTTCAATTGCCATAGCCTCGTTTTGTGGGCCAGTAAATTGGTACATCATAGGATCACTGCTTCTTTTCTCCATCTCCATTGCGATAACGGTATCAACATTATAAATTTTATTTCCCGAAGCAGACAGCATACTTTGCGCTTCTTGAAAACTTTTAAGAGCCGCTGTTCTTTTATCTTCTGGCTTTAATGCTTTTAGTCTTGACACAAAAGATGCCATGATATCTTTATTTTTTAAGAATCCTTGAGCCTGACCTATCAAGTCTCGATTAACCTGCTCCCAAGGCTCTCCTGCATTTAATCTGTCAATCGCTTTTTCAGTAAGTTGATTTATAGTAATGTTCTGACCAGACTCCGTTGCTTTATCAACCATAGCGAGTATATCTGATTTTTGCTGTCTTACTTCATTTCTAACAGATTTATCCAGATTATACATCTCTTCAAATTCATCATAAACTTTATCAACCGCCGCTTGTTTTTCAGCAGGGTTAAGAGATTCATTATTGTATATATCAGAAACCGCTTCTTCTATTCTGTTTCCAATCAACTTTGGATCAGAATTAGAAATTAAAGAACGATGAGTTTGTATTGTGTCATCAACCGCTCCCGCCACATTTAAATCGCTTTTTTCTTTTTCTAGGTTTGACTGCTGTTCTCTAGTAAGACCTATGTATGGAAACATATTATCAACAGTTTTTAACTGTGATGGCCCCATGTTAAAGGCTTTAATAATAGAGGGAATCTCATCTCTTGTTAAAGGTCTTCCAAGTTGTTCTTGCAGTTTAGATAGGGATTGTATTAACTCAGTGTTAACAGCGTTGTTAACCTGCTTCATTGATTCTGTTGACGATCCTGTGCTATCATCATATGTAGGCATAGACATAGGTGCTGAAGTTGTTTTTCCCATAGCGCCCAGAAAAAGGTTCATAGCATTGTATTGCTTTACCATTGATTCTGTTTTTTTTCTAGCATCTAAAACCGATTGACTTATTGGTTGAGGCGCTAATAAATCAGTCCTCATCTGTTGCGTATCAAATGTATCAAAAGAACTTAAATCTAATTCACTCATCTGTTTCTCCATCTACCAAGGAAAGGCCCAGTTAGAATATCGTCATTTCTCTTGGGTATTGCCGCAGGATTTAATGGAGTCATTTGACCTCCACCGCCGCCGCCTACTTTAATTGGACTTGGTGCTGTAGCACGTTTACCAGAACCTTGTGCAAGTTCTGCAAATTGCTGTTGCTGTGCTAACCTTAATTCTTCTTGCCTATCGAACTCTGTTTGTAACTCTATCAGTTCATTTGAGTTATATGTGTTACCCATGTTTGCTTTTGTTAATTCTGTTCCAGTTTGTGTAACAACATTAGGCATTGAATTTGACCCCATTGCAGAGGCATTAATTGCTTCTTGTTGCCTAAATAACTCAGGCGCTGTAGCCAATCCATAAGGCTGTCCCACCATAGCCTGAGTCGGTCTAACCCCTGCGCCAAGACCGCCTACGTTAGTTGGTTTTATACCTGCCGCCTTTGGTTCCATACCTGCCGCCATTAGATTGCTCCGTAGTTGACGTATTTAATTCCATCAATGTCATGCACTGCGTCTGGATATATAACCTCTACATCCTGTGCCATAACACCTCGTCGTGGAGTATCATCGCCAATATAATTATAATGATAAACATTAAGACCCTTCCATTTACCACCTTCAGGTACAATGTTTTCTTTCATTCTTATATCTGACAATGCCGCAAGACCACCCGCAATACCAACAGCCTGACCAAATTGATCCATAGCAGAAGGTCCGGGACTTGTTTGTATACTCTCCCCACCGTAATTACCTTGTATAGCGGCAATATAGTTAGACAAAGCCTGCTGTGGTGCTGTGGCTTGATACTGATACCTAGCCATGTCAGCGTCCATAGTTTTCTGGGTTAACGCTCTACGTTGCGCTCCAATGTCTCCAAGCGCACCATACATATTAAGAGGAGCAGACATAATAGATGGGTATTGACCCATTGCGCTACTCTGCATATTGATTGCTTGCTGTGCCGCAGGCAGTCTCATGCCCTGTGCGGTTTGGTAAGCGTTGCTGTACATATTTGCAAGAGGGGTTGTTAGCCCTTGCTTGACCGCACCAGTCACAGCTTTGTCTTGCTGTTGTGCGGCCTTACTTGAACCTCCGGGTTGATACATTACTTGTTGCTGTCTAATTCCGGGCAATATACTACCCTGCAATTTATTAACAACTTCGCCAGATAATGCGTCAGCCATTGCCGAATAAGGTGTACCCGCTCCTGTGCGTACATTACCCGCTAGTAAATCAGAAGTTTGAGTTGGGTTAAACCCCGTCTGTCCTGATAACCCTCGAAGCAATGCACCTTCAGCGTAATTCTGTTGCGCTTGCGCTCTTGGCCCTTGTATATAATCAGAAGCCATATTTTGTGCGCGAGATTGCATTGGGTCAAACCCTGCAACAGTTTCTCCGGGGTAATATTCTGGCATAGTATTGAACACACTTTCCGCTTTATCAAATCCTTTTAAAAGATATTTTTGTTGTCCCTTCCAAGGAGCCGAACTTGATGTTGTAACTTGTGTTGATCCTTTAGCCATTTTATATTCCTCTTTTAATTAGTATTCTCAACATTATTTTTTATCTATTTGGCTCTTCTGGTGAACTTGATTCTTCTGGATCGTCAAAGCCAGTTAATAATTCTTCCCACTCGTCTAGGAATCTTAATGATCCATAAGGATTTCCTACCATTTCAGGTCTACCAACATTTAATTCTGGTGGCTGATAACCCACTATTCCATCTGGAGTAAATGCGGCAGATTGTACAGTTCCGGGCTGATATAATGCTCCGTCACCAATATAACTTAAAGGATTTCTTGGGTCTAGCAAACCTTCTACTGGAACCATGTCAGGTCTTGAGTATTCCTGTACTAATTGAGGATGGTATATGTTACCTGTTAATTGAGTTCCCCAACCACTATTACCGTATCCAGATGATGATGGTCCACTTCCTCCACTACCGCCACTAGGAACATAAGTGTTTGAAGACTGGGACGATGTGTTTGTTTTTGAGGTGTCTTCGTACAGATCGTCAGGGATCGTAAAAATCTTTTCCCAATTACCACCTGTGCCGCCGTAGAACTTGTAGACATCCTGACCCACGCGAACTTCGTCACTCATCTTTCCACCATAGTTATATAGAAGGTCTTCATCTCCCACAGTAGGAAGTGACCTAACATATTCTGGTGTCATTTTGTTTGCTCCGCCGCTCATTAGTGAACCCTCTCTTTTAAGTCTTTAGTATAGACAATATATGAATCATTCCAATCTGTTAGCATTTTTTTCCATCCTTTTCTACCCCATAACTCAAGAGCGGAACAGTTATTTTCAAGTGCAAATTCTTCTATCATCCCATTAAACCTGCCATGCAGTTCTTTAAACCTTTCTCCAGAGATAGATAAAATTCTTAATATTTTTTTAGTTGGGTAATTAATAAATTGAGTAACCATGCACATTACAATATTATTATTTTCTATTGCTACCCATAATTGCATTTCATTATTCATTAAATAGTTAAAATAATGATCTGTAGTTAATTCACCCTCGCTATGTTTAATAACTTTTTCTAGCATTGGTTCAATACGATGCCACAATTTAGGTATATGATCTATACCAACAACACCTGCTTTCACTTAAATCTCCAGTTTCCAAATACCATTACTTTGCCATCATTACGAATTGTTACACCAGTATCTATTGTTTCTGTAACAGGTCTAACCATCATTAATTCGTAATAGTTTTCTGTAGCGTAGTTAAATGTAGCCATGAATGGTAGGTTAATTAAGTTAGCCGCACTAACAGTAACCAGTGCTAAAGCAAATATATATAACTCATCATCGTTTTTCTTTACAAAGTCTTCCCATCTGTCCCATTCGGACTTGGTTGTTCGTCCTTGATCCCACTGCATTGTTTCGCAGGTTGCTGATCCTCTGCCGTTTCCAGTTCCCACAACTCCCTTGTACGAGCAAGCAATGTCTCCATACCTTTTTGCCAATGCGCTTGTTCCATTGAGGTGGTACTCAGATACGACAACGGGCTTACCAAGCCTAAGTGCTTCTTCGATACTTTTTCTGAATTGTGACTCACTCAGGTTAAAACCAGTTTGCAAATAGATAACGTCTGCTTTAGCATAGTATTCGGGCTTGACTCCGGGGGTTAGGTGTACGCCAATAGGTTTGTTAACACCTTTGTTTCTAAGGTTCTGTATTAGTACGTTTACTTCTTGTGCTGAGTAATACTCATCGCACTCAAGGCATACAACGTAATGACTGACTAGATCATCTACTGCGTCTACTACTTGATTCTGATAGTCTATCTGATTCTGTAGTCCCTGCTTGTAGGCTTGTGGGCTGTCATCAGATATAAGCCACATTACAGGAGCCAGATTTTTATTACGCAACCTATTAAGACGATCACGCCAAGCAACTCTATTAACACTACTTACCTCTTTAAACGAAGAGTCATAACTTCTAGCCATTACATCAGCGTGTGTATCGCCGTTAGCGTTTAACTTTTCTATAACTACGTCACGCCAGTGATTGCTTGCTTCATCTGACAGCCAGTTTAATGTACTGTATTTGTCTCTCTCTACTAGGAATGTAGACTTGTAGTCTGCATACAAATTAGAGTTTAGTCCAACTGCCCCCAATGTAAGCATAAATGCCAATACCGCTACCGGGATTCCAATTCGTACCATCCGCATATCTTATATCACCATCTCTAGGTTTGCCCCTATTATTTGCAATTGTAGTATTAGAGGGGTCTGTGTTAGTTTGTTCTAGCCGCATTAAATCTAAGTTAAATATAATATCTGACAATCTATTTAATTCACTAAACAAGTAATCAGATAAATTTTCATCGTTTATTGGAGCGGGATTAGGAGTCCATCTATTTACTGATTTAATGTTTTTAACTGGAGCATTAGCCATAACTTCTTAAACCTCTAAGTCCACGTTGCTGTACCTCAAATGCTACACCATGTAGTTTCCAATCTATGTCAGTAGTAGACTCTACTTTTATACCAAAGTATTTGCCACTAACGCGACATGACACTTTAGATTGACTGTTAGGATTAAACACTACTGGGCCTTCCCAAGTAATACCTTGCTCTGTACTTATTTGTTTACCAATGTAAACATTAACAGTATTGTCACCACTAACCTCAATCTGAGGATATACAGCAGATACAAACTTAACAGACTGTGGATCATTTAAATCAAGACCTGTTCTCTCAATAAAGGATGTCATGTTTGTTCCGTCTTTAGTGTTACCAAAGCTATCGCGAAATATTTTAGTATTAGTTACATCGCAGAATACTAGGTTCTTTTTAACATTGTCATAGTTTCGCTCACCCCATGCGCCTGTTCCTAAATCCCAATCTTCTGTACTGGCATTCCATGTAGCACCTGCTGTTATATCTACAATGCCATCATGTATATAAGATGTATTTGGCAAATCTCTAAATGAAAAAGTGTTGTCTTTCCAATTCCATATAAGGGCTTTGTCCACTACATCACTTCCAGAACTAGGAAAACAAGCAAGCATTTCATTACGAACATAATCTGCCGCAACAAAACACTTTTGATAGTTATCGCCAGACAAGTCTTCAAACATTGCCCTGCGTACTTTATTAGAAAGCAATGGTGTTACAGTTTGTCCATTACAAATATAACAATCACTATTACCAATAAAGAAATGACCTCCATCAAATTCTTTAATAGCCTCTTTAGATAATGCGCCAACAGTAGGGCTAAGAAGTTTAAATGAGAATATGTAGGGAGTTCCTACATAGTTCATAATGTAAATAGAATCTTCTTTATAAATTAAGAATGAGTCACCTAATGGTAGTCCGTCTACAATATCTCCGGGCGTATCAGACAATTCATATTCACCTGCATCTAAAGTAGCGTCAGTCTCATCCCATGTAGCAGGAGCCGCACCATAAGCGGCTTCGGTAGACCATTTAACTAATCGTGGCTCTTGGTTAGCCCTGCTCCAATTAAGACCTACAAGAAATGTTCTAAATGATCTAATGGATTTGCATGAATTACCACTAGGCCAGTTCTGTAACTCTCTAAAAGGTGTAGAAGTGCTAGGTATACCTGAGTTTAAGGGCCACATTTGTGGCGCATCAACCCCATTGGTGGCAACCACAAGACCATTAAGGTTGGTGGCAGTCCATCTACGGCTAGATGTGTTAGCATTGTAATCACTATCTAATGTTGCGGTTGACCCAGAAGGATAAACTACAGAGTCATCTGGATGAGCATATGCTGTTGTACCTGTAAGAGTAATAACTCCAGTTGATGTATTTCTAGCGCTGTAAGTTAACTCTTCGTATTTGTTAGCCGTTCCAGTGTCTATACCTAACCTTAGTGTGCCAGTAGCAGACAAAGCGGTTAATGCCGCTCCTGCATCTACAGTAATGCTAGACGCACTTGCCAGTACAGCACCATTTAAAGTTAATGTGCTTTGCCTTGTAATATCAGTCCATGTAGTTCCTGAATACACAGCAATATCTGTAGAGCCATAGGCTATCCAATAGTATATGCCTGATGCTGTCAAGTATGGATAAATGTAGTAAGGGGCAAACGGACAAGTCGCCATCACTTCCTTGTAACCTGCGACTTTCTTTACGCCGTTATCAAAGAATCTTACATTGTTTCCGTCAGACCATGCGCCTTGTGGAAGATTATAAGGAGGTATATCCTTTATAATCCCTATAGAGCCTACGTTATCAAAAGGTATTAGTGGCATTTATTCTGGTGGCGTGGGCCATGTAATGTTAAATGGATCAGGTTGATCTGTTATATTTCTTAAAGTCTGACGATATGTTTTCCACTGTTCTCTTTCAGAATCAGACATCGGAACGTCAGTTAAAACAGTCCAATCACAAGCAACAAGTTTACCCTTGCGCTCTGCTTTAACTACATTCCACTGCTCTGGGTCTTGACCTGCCTGAAC